GGTCAGGTCGGCGATAGCGCCCCCAACCCACCAGATGACAAGGTTTCCCTTGACGTCAATGGCGGCGGGAACAACGTCAGCAACATCTGCCATGTTCTTTCCTTTCTTCTCCCCGACAACCGGGGTTTTCCTTGGGTTGCCCTCTGGGAGACAGAGGGAGACTTATGAGTCGGTCAGGTCGAACTGATCGACGAGGTACCAGAGAGGCGGATTCACGGTCGCGTCCACCCGAGGTGGGAGCGAAACGGGATGCGTGAGCCGGCCAACCCCGGGGATGACGTAGTCCGTCAGCAGTCCGACAACACGACGCCCAACCCACTTCGCCTGCTCAACCGTGGTCGCGACACTGTGAATGGTGTACGTCGTGTCATTGACGTTCGACGGGCCACCCAGACGATCCGAACTGTCTGCACCGAGCGGCGCGAACACGGACGCGTAACGGGCGGGAGGGTCCGTGACCGTGCCCTCATAGATCGCGTTCGCGAGCTGCGAATCAGAGCGAAGACGGGCGAGAACAGCCGCGTCACCAGCGGCGCTCACAGGATGTCCCCCGCCGCGATCTCGAGACCCTTGATGAAGTCGGCCTCGTTCTTCTGCAACGCCCCGTGACCGTAACCAGTCGGCGGGGTCGTCGGCGTGCCATACTCGAGCATTCCGACAAGAGCACCCGGGCCACCAACCTCCGGACCAATCTCCGCAGTGATACCGTCCAGGCCAATGCCGACGTCGTAACTCACCGACTGGGCACCGCGGGGGATGCGCTCAGACTGGCTCAGCGGGTCACGCCAGTCGTCCTTCACGTGTCGGGCGGTAACCTCCACCGCTTTCTTCGCGTTGGCGGTGACCTTCGCCGGCACCTCACCAAGATCCGCGGCCAGCTTCGACAGTTCCGAAAAGTCAAAGGTCGTCACGTCTGCACCTCCACCGGGAAACGACGCGCGGTCGCATCTGTCTGGAAGAACACGCCCTCGATGTTCAGCCGCAGCCCGACACTCGCCGGATCATTCACGGAAGCCGTGATCTCCGCGGAGTCGTTCACCTTCACACCACCCGACGTCGCGACGGGAAGGTCCAGACGTGGCGTCTGCGCCGCAAGGTTCTGCCCCTGCGCATCCACCGACCCAACGACGCTCGAGGACAGCTTCAGGCGGGCGGGGCCGTTGTAGACGGTGACGGTCGTTGGCGTGTAGGTGCCTGTCTCCTCGTCGAAGACAGGCTCAGATTCGCGCGTGATGAGGACCGTGTCAGTCATACGCGCCTCAGCGAAGTTCCTGCCCAGGCCGAGGACGCTCACCGCGTCTCCACCACCGTCACATCACCGCGACCAAACTGCTTGCGGATAAGCGCCTGCTGCGGCGCCGGCAGAACCATGCCCGACTCCGCGCCACCATCCGAGAACGAGGCACGGAAATCGTCGAGAGCGACCGAAGACAGACCGCCGAAGCTGAGCCCCGTCCCCGTCTCAACGGAGAGGATCGCCTGCGACACCAGAAGTGCCGCGAACGACACCAGAATGGGCGGAGCCGTAGCAACACCCCACGTGAACGTCACATCCACCGGGTCATCACACGACACCGTCAAATACCCGGGCCGATACGTGTAGTCCACGGCAACCGAGTCCCGTTCGACCGCGTCCACGGACACGACCGGATACTGAGGCAGATCAACCCGCCCAGCATCCGGCCATGCCGTGAACGTCGACTGTGTCGTCGGGTAAACGTCCTGCCCGATAACCGACCGAAGGTACGCGGAAGCGTCCACCAACAGTGTGGTGACCCACTCGTCCTCCGCACTCGTAAAGGTGCGGTTGAGACGGGCGGCGACAGCGTCAGAGTTGGTGAACGCAACCACGTGAACCTCCTACAGGTCGTGCGTCGATGCTGCTTAGGAAGCAGGCAGGTACGTCTGAACAGCGGTCGCGCGAAGAACCTTCGTGCCGTAGATGTTCAGCGCACGCACGTAGTCCGCGAACGCGAGCTCCATGCGGCCGGCCTCGACCTTGTCGATCTGGCCCACGTACGCCACCGAGGGGGCGTGGAAGCCGATCGCGGCAGGGCGGTTCGACGTGTGGGTGAGGAGCGGGTGCTCCACAACCGTGAAGCCGAGCATGCGGCCGATGACACCGTTGCGGACAGGCTCGTCGCCCACCGGGTCAAAGCTGGTCAGCTTCGAGGACTCACCGAGGAGGAGAGCCGCGAACTCGGGCGAAACCGCAAGGTAGCGGTCGCTCGAGGGAACCTTGGCCTTGACCAGCGCGGTACGGATTGCAACGACCGCCGAGTACGCAAGAGCGGACGTGGTGATCGCGGCGGTACCGGCCGAGGTGCCGTTCGCCTTCAGGTCAGCGATGAGGTTGGTCTCAGCGTTCTCCGCAAGCGCCTTCGCGGCGTCACGGGTGACGGGCTCGAACGAACCAGCCGACTGGACCCGGTCGACGTCGTCGACCTTGAACGAGATCGCGTCTTCCTTGTTGATGACGAGCGACTGCGTGGTGTCCGCAAGCGCGTCGATCGTGAGGGTACGCGAGGTCGCGTAGTTCTGGATCGACGGGGTCGTGATCGCAGTGATCTTGACCGTGTTGCCCGAGGCGAGTTCACCCTCGTACTGGTGGTTCACCGCGGGGATGAGGATCTGAGACGACTTGAAGGGCTCGAGAAGTGCCGAGCTCCAAACCGTCGAAATGAAGTTGGTAATAGCCATGAGTGGCTACTCCTTTCAGGAAGTGCCCAGGATCTTCGACAGCCGGCCTTCACGTCGGGCCTGGTTGATCGCTTCCGGGGACATGGATTCGAGGTCGCTCTTGGTGAGCTGCGTCGGTGCCGCGGTGCGGCCCTTCGCGCCCTGATCGGCCGACCCAAACCCGGGCGCAGAGGCCGCAAGTTCCGGATAGTCAGCAAGCAGGGCATCGATCGCTGAGGCGAGAGCATCCGCGTCAACCTCACCGTCGTCATCGACCTCAATCGCTGAGGCGTCGATGAGCTTCACGGCAAGCGCGGGGTTCTTCACTCGTTGAGCAGCGGCGGCGCGGATCTCAGCTCGCACGAGGCGGGCATTCGCCTTACCGGTCGCTTCAGCAGCGGCCTCACGGCGAGCCAGTTCCAGCGCCTGCTCATCAGGCGCCTTACCGGCAAGTTCACGTTCCTGCTCGAGCTCACGGAGACGCTTCTCGTTCTTCTTGTTGAGTGCGCGCTCCGCGGCCAGAGCCTTCTTCAGTCCCGCGTTGGGGTCTGGTTCGGGTTCCGGCTCAACGATCTCGTCTTCGATCTGGTCCGTTTCGGTCGTCTCGACCTCATCGGCTTCAGGCATTGGAATCACTCCTAGTTGGGATAGAAAAGGCCCCATCACGGGGCCAGATGCCACCCCAAGAGGGGTGATTCGCCGCATCGCGCGGGAAATTAGAGGAACGTGCTCAGTCGTCCGGTCTGGTAGTTGACGTAGCCTTCGGCTTCGAGGAGGCGGATCGCGTTAGCGCGGGTTCCGGCAACTCGGTAGATGTCGTCGACCGTCATCCGGGACGGGGTGCCGAAGCGGCGCTTACCCTTCGCCGTACCGAGCCCCCGCTGATGGACGTTCATCACACGAGACACATCGGCGCCGGCGCGGATTGCGCGTGCACCGGTCTTCGTGAAGATGCGGTCCTGATCCGCCTGATCCAGCGAGTTGAAATACTCGGTCGGGTCGGTGGTGAAGTCCTCACCCACGGACTCAGACGCCGGGATGTGGATGCAGTCGCACCGCGGGTGCCGCAGGAACCCCTTGTGCCACGCGAACCACTTCCCCGCGAGGATCGTGCAGCGGGCACACGATGGCGGGTTCAGCATCCGCGCGTAACCACCCAGGCTCGGGCGTTGGATGATGTCGGCGTGGTACACCTGCCGGCGCGTGTCCGCCAGCACGGTGAGAACCGTGCCAGTCAGCCAGGAGCCACCCTGCGCCAGAGCTTCGGGAACAGTCGCCCCACCCGCGATAGCCGACTTCGACAGCACCACCGCCTCGTCGAGCAGGGTACGCATCGGGCGCCCGTCAGGGGCGTCCCGGGTGAAGCGTGCGGGAGCCAACACACCCACCCCAGGAGCCGCCTGACCGGTCTCTGCGAGCACAGAATCCGTGTAGGGCACCGCGACACGCACCGACGCATCCCGACCCGCCTGAACGACACCCAGCACAAGCGGAGAAACGGCCACCCAGTCGGACGAAAAGTCCGAACCGAGCCGCCGCCACAGCTTCGCCGCGCTAGCTGCCGTCGTCCCCGCTATCGTCTGCTGCTTCCGGTACTGATCCGCCGACGCTTGAGGAATCATCAAGCTCCCTCATTGCCGCCGCGATCTGCGGGTCATCAAGCTCCGCCTGGCGCATCTTCATGATTCGCCGGATCTCGGAAGGTGACCGACCATCAAGCTCGAGGATGTACTCGAACGGGTAGCCCGTCTGCTTCTTCTTCAGCAGCGCGTCAGCCATCTGCGCTTCCGAACGGATCTCGCGCGAAGCCCAAACGACCTGCGCGAGACGCGCTTGATCGGCAAGCTTCTTGTCTTCCTTCACCAGAGCGACAAGTCGCAGCACCTCACGCAGACGCGGGTCCGTGAACCGGATGAACTCGTCAGCCTTGTTCACGAGACCGATCTCGGAAGCCTTCAACCCTTCGCCGTTCACGTTCGACATGCCCGTCTTCGTTACCAGGTACGTCGGGGGCGTCCGGGTCTGTGCCGCGATGTGCCCAACCGCGATCTCGATTGTGTCGGTGAAGATGTCGAGCTTCGCGGCATCCCACGAGTCGATACGCGCGTTCTCGCCAGTGATGTTGATGAGCCGGCGCTCGCGGATGTCCTTCATGTCCACGGGACGCTTCCCAATGACGGCGCCCGTGACTGCGTCAAGGATGGGGATCATCGGCGGGTCGGCTGCAAGCATCACGCGGGCATCCATCGATGCGTAGTCCGCAGCGAGGAACAGGTAGGCCCAAAGCAGGTTGATAGCGTCCTGCATGGGCATCACGCCCTGGATCTCAGAGATCGGGTCGCCCTTGAGCGTCGGACGGTTCGGTAGCTCCACGACCGGCACGACACCCAGGGGGTTCGCGATGACCCAGGCGTCACCCTCAGATACACGCGGCACCCAGCCGCCGTCAGCGGCGTACTGCTGCTTCGCCTGCTTCGCCTGCGAATCCTCGTCTACCTTCGAGCTCGGACGAGGGCGCTGCCACTTGAATAGCGCATCCCGGGTGTAGAGGGTCGCGTACTCGAGGGAGTCATCCACCCACGTCTTCAACGCGGCAATCCGCAGCCGGGGGTTCTCCCAGTCGTACTCGATCTCCACGCTCGACGGGTGCTCAAACGTAACCAACGGTTCGCCGTCAGCCCCACGCCAGACGATCACGTAAGACCGCTTCGACGTCAGCGCCGTCACCACACCCTGCGAGAACCCCGAATCGAACTCGTTGATCTGAAGGGCATCCCACAGCATCGACGCGCCGCGCTTCGGGAGGTTCGTGATACCGATCGGCTGCAACCGCTCAGCCTCAGCATTCACGACCGTCCCACACCAGTTGTCCGAGAAACCCTCGTAACGCGCAGCGTTCTCCTTACGCCACTCAGCCGTCGCAAAGTTCAACGGCTGAGTACCGACGTAGTAGTTCTCCGCCCGCTCGATCTCCGGGCGACGGTTGTTGAGGCGCAGATAGATGCGCTGGGTCAGAGCCCTGGCCGTAGCAGCATCCATTAGGCCTCCTAGTAGTAGATGAAGTTCTCCGGGCGCTCAGTCAGAGCTCCGTCAGCAATCGCGTCCATACGCGCCTCATGGGCGAGTACCGACGTCATGGCGAGGTCGATCTTTTGCGGGTCGGTCGGTTTCCCGATGAAGTACCGGTTGATGCCCGTCGCCGGGTCCACCCCACGCGCACGGATGATCGCGTTACGCAGATGCGCTTCCACATCCACGTCACCGTCGTGCTGGAAGTCCGACTCGGTGTTGTAGACATCTGTGCGGAACCGCTCGAGCGCCGCATGCATCGGATTCAGCCGATTACACGCCCACTTGAGGAACACCTTGTCGCCATGCTCAGCCGCCAGTGTGTCCGCCTCGGACTCCCAGAACGCAGGGTCCAGATAAGCACGCACAATCTCAAACTCAGACGCCAGCTCCGACCATGCGGCCATGACCTCAGCGCGCGGGATACGACCGTCCCAGTCCTGCGGGCGCCAATGAGTGCGGCGCCGCGCGTCCCCATACGTCGGGGTGAACTGGTACCCGTCCAGAGTCTCGAGGCGGATGCCAGTGTGGTCGTCGTTGTTCGACCCGTCGAACCCCGCACACACCTTCGTCCGAGCTGTCACCGTAATGGGCGTCTCGACCTTCCGGTCAGCCCACTTCGTCATCTCAAACCACGCACCCGAACCAGCAACGATCCGATTCCCGAAGAACCGTTCCGCCTCAGCCGGATTCGCCTCCGCAAGCGCCGACGCCTCAGCCTCAATCGACCGCTGATCCACCCACGGCGAACCGCCATAGTTGAACGCGAAAATGAGGGCGCGATCCTTCTTCAATTCCCACCGAAGAGTCGCCGGCGGCGGGAAATAGTGCTTGAGAACGTCCTTACGCTTCGACTCATGCGTGTCCTGCGCCTGAGAAGCCTCAGCCGGGTCATACGGGTTCGTCGTCTCCGACACCCGCCCACCCATACCCGCAGCACCACGCCGCAAAGTACGCATGAACTTCTTCATCTTGTTCGAGTCAGTCCACAGACCCGTCTCATCACACTTCCCCGCCGAAATACGGGCACCAAGCTTGCCGTCAGCCTTCGACGTGACAATCTCAACCCGCGAATCACGGTTCCCGTTCGGGTGACGGATGAACGCCTCACCAGTACGGATCATGTTCGACAACGGACCCGAATCGATCATCGGGATAAGCGCACCCCAGGTGTTCTCCACCTGATCCTCAACAACAGCCGCAAGCTGAATACGCGGGGTAGGCCAGTG